CGGAACCGGCCACAATGCCGACAATACCGGTAATGCCGTTGGCCACACGCATTTTGCTGTCAATCTCAAGCAGGGCCCTGTTCAGGCTCTCGTAATGCTGAGTAAGGGTCAGGGCGTCCGGACGGGTACGTACCCAATCGAGGGTAATACCTTTGGCGTGGCGGCGCATATCCTTGAGGTGCTTGCGGTCTTTGTCGCCGGCAAGAACGTTCCTAAGTCCCTGCATGTTCAGGTTCTCAATGTCCTGTCCGATTTCACGGCGGATTGCCCAAAGAGCCTGAATAGTAGCGGAACCGGCAATAGCGGACTCGTGCGGGTAGAGAATCCTGGACTGCATGACGTGATCGATCCTGGGAATGAGTTCCGGAGCCTTTTCAATATCGACGTCGTAGCAGAGAACCATAGTCAGGCCGGTGGCCGGAGCCGTGGCAAAATCAAAGGACACGTTGCCGGTTGCGTAATCAACAGTACCGGTAACAGTGTTCGTTTCGCCGCCGCTGACAAAAGAGCCAAAAATCACGCCGTCGGCGTTGTCCTGTGCGACAATGTGGCCATCAAGCTCAACGCGCACGCTGTGGCGCTTGAAGGGATACACGACGCCGAACTTGGTTTTGCTGTCAAACTTCCAGTTCTTTGTGGCGCCGTCAGCGGCGGTAAGCGTCTCAATCTTGTCCATGACGCTGTAGTTGCCGGTGTAGTTCCATTCAATAATGTCGCCCTTTTTGAGGTCGCCAAAGGTGGAACCGGCAACGCGCTTGATGCGGAAAAATTCAGACTGGTTGAAGTCGCCCGGCATGAAGGTGACCATGTTCGCGGTAATGGTCGAAAGCATAACCGGGAGGACAAGAGACACAAGGCGGTCACGCATGATAAGGCCGTCTGTGGTGCTCATTTCCGCGTTTTCGAAAATCGTACCCTCAAGTTTGGTACGCCCGGAAGTGAGCAGAAGAGCGTTCTCAATAGCCTTGCTCGCAGAGGCAAGCAGTTCATCAGAGGGCCCATGTCCATGGGTGCGCTCGTAGGCCTGAAGGGAACGGGAATGAACGGCGGCGATCATAGGGCCGTTCTGAACGGTCTCATACACGGTGCCGCGGATTGCGTTCTCAAGGATCTGATCGCGCTGCCTGGCCTCAGCCCGGTTAGTCGGGGTTGCGAAAGTCCCATCGTCCTTGCGGAAGGGAGTGACGAGGACGCGGCGCATTTCAGCGCTTCTGTCCGCAATTTCCTGAACAAATTTTTCATACTTTGTCAGCGAAGGCATATACTTTTTCTCCTTTTCCCCCGCCAACCGCGGGGCTTTGGGGAAATGGTATGTGCCCTCAAAAAAGATTTGCAGGCTTTTTGTGCTATCCTTGCGCAAAGAGAGCTTTTTTTGCGATTTTTTGCCGTTCCGGAACGACAAAAGGGGTCGATTTCGACGCCTTTACAAAAACAACAACAACGGTAGCACAAAAAAAGGGCCCCGAAAGGGTTATCCCGGGGCCCGCAATATTATGACGCGGCACGCGTTTCTTCTGTTCCTTTTCCTGCCGCGGTTTCCCTTTCCTTCATCGTCCTTTCCTGCCTCTCTTTCAGCAGGCCCGCAACTATATCAAGGTGCTTGCGGGCCATATCGGGAGAGGAATCCGCGCTTCTTCCCATATCGTCCTGACTTGAGCCAAGAGCCATAGACATGACTTCATCAGCGGCAAAAGCGCCGCCGCTTGTGCGCGGGTATCGTTTTTTATCCGCCGTAGAATACCCGGGATAATGGCGAGCGTAGCACTTTGCGGCATACGGGTTCATCCCCTTTACTTTAAATCCATCCTCGCCTTTTTCGTCGTCTATGGCTTTGACAAGTTTGGCATTCTTCCTATCGTATTCCTTCTCGGAATTGAGCCACACAAAATGCCCCAAGGTCTGAACGGCCGCGGCGGTATTGTCGTCAACAAAATGCCCGAACTCATGCCATAGAACAGATTTTATGCTATCGCCGTATGTTTTCCCTAAGTGTATTGTCTGGCCACTCTGGTTTGAACGCGTTTTTGTTCTGGATACTGTAAGGGCCGGAAGGTCGTCACCGGCAAGCCTATAGAGCCGCGCAAGCTCCTGTTTGATTTCGTCCTTCATACTTTTATCAAAGGCCGGCCCGGTGAAATTAACGGTCTTTACCCAGGCTTTGGCCTCTTCTTCCGAAATCGGGGAGGTCTCTATAAGATCGTTGTATACTTTCTCACTCAGGAACTTAAACGGGTTTTCTTTAGCCGCGTATATTTTTCTGGCAAAGTCCTCAGCCTGTGCCCTTAGTTCGCTGTATTCGACAACGACCTCTTTCGGCATTGCCGCGGCCCAACTGCTCAACTTCATCTTTTTCCATTTCCCGTTTTTTAAATTCTGTATGACATTGGCTTTAACTTCCGCCGGCTCTCTTGGTATTTTATGGCTGTTTCCGAATACGTCATCGTTTGCAGTTATGGGATCGTACATAACCAGCAACTGATCATAGAAAATTTTCAGGTGCGGCCCGTCGTTCTTGGCTATCAGGCTGTTAAGAGATTCTTCTGTTTCCTTCAGCTTTTTCTCCCACGCCGCAATATCCAGCCTGGCTTTGTATTCAGGGGAATTCAGCGCCGCGTTTGAAAGCTCACGGCCTTTGTTCTCCAATTCTTTAACCCGCGCCGTAAAGACTTCCGCCGCCTTGCTTTCCAGATTGCCAGCAGTAAATTCCGGCATAATCATGTTGCCGTTATCGTCGGTATAACCGGACGGATCAAAGGCGGGTCCGCGCCATATTTTATAGCGGTTTACCTCCCCATAGTAATGTTGGCCTTGCAACAGAGATGCAATTCGCCGCAACTTTTCGGCATTCATACCGTCTACATGGTTATTGTTTTTCAGGCAGTCCCGTAAAGTCTCCAAATCAACTATATTATCGCTTGATAGGATACTTTTGGGCTTTGTTAAACCAGAAGTAGAGAATCCCATTTTACTTAAAACATCAAGCACCTTGTTCATAACATTATATAGTTCATCATGGTTTTGTTCATCCTGTGATGCTTCTATTATTTTTATGGCTGTTGGCACTCTCATAAATAAAACGCGCAGGTCAATACCTTTGCTTTGACACTCTCTTTTGTAAAAATCGTAAAATTCCTGCTGTGCGCGCAATGTGTCGCCATTTTTACCATCGCTAACAACATCAACAAGTTTTTTTATAATTTCTTCTGTGGCTTTATCGTCTGTCGGTTCTTTATCGTCAATGTCGCGAATATAGTCACAAAGGCAGGCCAGAAATTCACTTTTTGACAAGTCGGATACAAGCGACTTGCTGTCGGAATTGTTTCCTGCCTCCTTCAACAAATCGCCGCAAAGGCCTTTTTTCAGGCTATCAATAATCTTAATCAGAGCGTCCAGCGTAGAGACTTTTTTAAACGCCTTGTTGTAAAGGTTGGCAACGAAACTCATTCTTCTTCCCCCTGTTCATCGTCTTCAACGAAATCCCATCGCATAGTGGTTTTGTTGTATTCGAACCGGGGGCCGCTTATCTGTTCCCATCCCTCAGCCTCAAGCCGGCGCGCTGATACAGGGGCTCCGCCGTCAACAGGCTTCACCTCCTCGTTCCAAAGACAGTTATTGAGCTCTCTGATTTCTCCCTCAGGGCTACGGAACACAAAAGAGCATGTGACAGCCCTTGTCTTGGCCGGGCGCGTTCCGCCGCCAAGAATAAAGTCAAAGGGCACGCCGTACATGCACAAGTAGCATTCATCAGGGGAAAGATCGTCGTGGAATATATAGAGTTCGGGAATTGGCGCGAACCGGTCAATCATCTCTGGCAGAAGTTTTTCGCAGGCGCCCGTGTAGGTAGGCGTTGCGTGGTCTGTCCATCCGGTGTTTTCAGGAAACTGTATGATTGTCATGCCGGTCACGAAAAAGAATCCAGCCATCTCTAAACCTCCGTGTTCCATCCCCATTCAGGGGATCCAAAAGTCCGTTTGTCGCCGTCCCTGTCCACCGGGTGCGCCGGGACTGTGGCGTGCGGCCGGTGTTCGTCCGCTCCCGGTATCGGGTATTGCGTCAAGTCCATGTGCTTTGCCTGTTCAAAGATTGCCCTTGCCTTGCTGAAATCGCCCTCCATAAGGCCGTGCATGGCGTTCTCCGGGATAAAGAACGGCGCCGATGCTCTCAGGCCCTCCACAACGGCCCGCAGATTGCGGTTCGAGTTTTCGATTTCGTTCTTTAACGCAGTCTGTCTGGCAAGCAGGGAGGCAGTAGCGGCGTCAAAGTGCTTCTTCATTCCTATCAGTTCGTCTGACATTTTAGAATTCTTGAGTACCAGCTCCGATTTTTCACTTGTCAGCCGGTCGCAAGTCTTCTCCAGGTCGTGACGTTTCATTTCGGCGTCTGCAAGGTCGCCTTCGCTTTCAAAAAGCGCCTCTCTCAGGTCGGGAACATCAAGCCTCCAGCTGTCAGCAATAGCCTTAGCCCGCCTTTCATCCTTCACGACGGCATTAACAGCCTCGTAGATAAGCTGATCGGCCTCTCCGGCACTCTCCAGAACGTAGCCGCGATTGTAGGCAAAACCGGGATTTAGGACGTAATCAAAACCGCTGAAACCGGTGAGCCTCGTTTTCCCCGTAGCGCCTCCATCTTCCCCGGGACAAGCCCAGGAGAAACCGCCCACGCGCGACTTGTTAAGGCCCTGCACAATGTGCCCGGTCTTACTGTCAAGAATGTCCTGTGAATGTGTGACGGTTCCGTCCTTGTCTATGTCGAACTTCACGGTCACGTTGGACGGGATATTGGTTATCACCTGTTCCGTTCCGCCGGGAAGTGTGACGGCCTGGACTTCTGAAAGGTCCATACGCCCGGCAATCTGTCTCCCCCCATGGCCGTAGTAACCGAGGGCTTCACGCAGTTTAATCTTCTCCCGCGTTTCAGGCGCGTAACAGATTTCGCGGGCGTTCTCTATAACGTATTTCCGGTGGTTGCCCGTGTACTTCCTGCCTTCATCAAGCAGGGAAAAAGAACAGTCTATACGCTCAATCGCGCCGCTCTTACTCATTTTCTTCTTCTCCTTCGTCGTCTTCCCCGTCGTCCGGTTCTTCAGTTTCCGATTCTTCTTCCGGTTCGCCGTCTTCCGGTTCTTCTGTGTCCTCTTCGTCCTCTTCTTCGTTCTTACTGGCAGGTTTACCGGGCGGATTCTTCCCGCCTGTAGTCCCGCCGCCGTCCTGTTCTTCCTGTTCCGCGCCGTCTCCCTGTTCTTCAGGCGCCGGAACCATGGCATTAAAATCTTCTTCGGATACACGCATCATACGGCATGCAACGTGCATAACTTCCCGCTTGTCAGCAATTGAGAAATCCTGATCGACGGCCGCAAGCACCTGTACAATGCCGCCGGCGATACCGGCTAGCTTTTCCTGCGTCTCAGCCTCTTCACGCTCAATCGCGGAAGAAACAGAGTTGAAGCGGATGCTCCACGGTTCCGTTCCTGGGACGTATACCTTCCCGTACCTGTAGGCGCAATGGATCTGACATATCTGATTGAGCCCTTCACGGATTGCGGCGCGTATCAGGTTCGCTTTCACGGCCGCAAGAACAGAGACACGGAAGAACCCGCCGTCACCGAGGCCGCCGGAAAGCATGTCGCCGAAACCGAGCAGAGACGGATCCACGCCCAAAGCGCCGCCAAGACGCTTTACGTAAAAGTTCACGTCCTCAAGCGCGTTGATGTCGGGCGTGCCCTGTACGGCGTCAATCTGGATACTTCCTTTTTCGCCGAACACCGGCACAAAGTGGTTCGCTACGGTCTGGACGTTGCCTTTTAACCAGCTCCCCCGCTCAGCTTCCGCACTGGAAGAAGAAATCTGTTCGCTAATCATGTTGATGTAGCGGGCTGCGCGTTCCGGATCCAGCTTGCCGGTCGAAATGCCTATGATACGCTCCAGGCGCGCGGCATTGCGGCGTGACATGGACAGAGAACAGATTGCCGACAGAAGATCCATCCACGGCCCATAGGCCTTGGCTATCAGGCTGTTCCCGTAGGCCTGACTTTCATAAATCGCCTCGCTGTTCGTATCGGGGCATGAGAGATCAATAGGCAGGCCGCCAACTCTTACAGGCTCAACAAGATCGTCGTCATCCTTTTCCGGGATCTCAAAACATACGTAGTACCATGGGGGAAGCAGCTCAATCCCCTTCAGTCCGCCCGGCGCCGCCGATTGCCACGCGCTTGTGTAACCCGCAACGCGCCCGCCTTTCTCATAGCGCGTCACAAAGCGCGGGTGCGTGTAGAAGTCGCACCGTAAGGAAGTAATGCCCACTCCCGGCGCTCCGTAAACACGGACGGGACAAATGCCGTAGACGATTGTTTTCCTCGCCCACTCCAACAGATCAGCCCGCAGGGATTCAGACAAAAGGCCGTTAAGTCCGTCTACAACTTCCTGTGGTTTCGGGTTTCCTTTCCGGCTGAAAGCTGTAGGCCCCGTTGCCGGGTTGTCAGTCAGAACGGCGTCAACCGGCCCTGTCCCCTCTTCCCTGTCTTCGGCGTCAAGCGTGCGGCGCAACTCAATATAGACGTACTCGCCTGTATCCTGTTTCGCACTCAGGGCGTTGGATACGTGCATCTTGATTGCGGCGTCTATAGTCGGGTCTTCCGCCATAAGGTGAAGAATTGCGTAGCGTGCCGCCCTGTCTGTAGGCAGGCGATGGAAGATCTCGCACGTGCCTTCCTGTGTCGTGCGCGTAAGAACATCCTCCGCCCGGTTCGAGTTTGCAGGGCCCGGCGTCTGTCCGGGGCCCCAATATGCCGAGGAAGGAGCCGGAAGACGTACAGAGCGGCGTTCCAGCGGATCCGCCGCGGCGTAGGCCGGATAGAGCGCGCCAAGAACAGGGTTCCCCGCTACTCCGTCCGGTAAGATAAATTTGTCCTTTGCCATGGTGCACCTTCGCGAAAATGTGACGGCCTTGTGCCGTGTATATCCTCCATCATATGCCCGCTTGCGTGTCTCCACGGAAGAGACAAGCGGCAAATGTGGCAGATATAAAAACAGGGCAAGGCGGTTTCTGTCTCCGCCCTGCCCTTGTTCATTATTGTGTGCCGGATTGGGTTCCCGGCGCCTTATTCTTCCATATCGCTGTCTTCGAGAACGTAGGTTTCAGCCCTCCAGCCGTCACCGTCGCCGCTGTCAAGATAAACAACATGTTCACTGGAACCATAGACGCGATCTTCCAAAGTCAGTTGCGCGTACAGGATAGCAGAAAGGATGTTATCCACTTCATCGCCGTACTCCGTGCGTTCCGCCCAGAGGGCATCTATGAAATCCCCGTGAATAGCGTTCGGCTGTCTGCTTTTTACGGCCTTTTTAAGGTTCCACCAATAAGGGCCGTACTGCCTGTAAGCTGTCGGATCCTTTCTCAGGATACGGACAAGCGAATTTACACACTTGTCGCACCATTCTTCTTCGGTGATACCCTCAAGGGCTTTCTTGCGTTCATCAGCAAGATCTTCATGAGACGGTTTGAAGAGTATGTCAGCCATTGTTAACTCCTTTCCTTGATGTATTCATACACCTTTTCGAGGTGCGACACGTCGTCCGCGACATCGTTTCCTACAGGAATAACCCAGAAGAATTTTCTGTCGTCCGTTTTAAGTCCTGTAATGCTAAGTCCAGAACCATTTTTCATCCATTCCTTTATATCGTGAAGAACACCGGTGAAACCTCCCCGGTCGTACATCCTGACAACGGAATAGGGCTCAAAAGTTCTGAATGAGCTAGATGCCTTCTCCTCAAGATAGTCTACCTCAATATTAATCGAGGCGAATTTGGCGACAATATCCTTGGGAAGTTCGCGGAACCTTGGATCCTTGCGTTTCTCCTCTTCCTTTCGGGCAATCTGTTCCGCTTCGTTTTCATCATACCACGATTCAAGTTGTGTGATATAGTTATGTAAACAATCGCGCAACATCTCTATTGCAGAATCTACATTACTATAGTTTCTTTTTAAGGAGAAATTGTCTTCAATCTTCGTATCGTTGTCGTTTGTAGAAATAGAGTTAATGACAACTTTCATGCGCCATGCATCTACAGGGAACTCAAGTTCTTCCACGGCGTTAACAGACTGTCCCAGATGGTGCTCTATCTTCTTCATTACATATTCATGAGCAATTTCCTTGGCTTTTTCTTTGGTAAAAGCGGGCAAATCCTTAGACGCAAGAGAGTCCAGTTCATTGCCGTTTATGCCAAAAAGTTTCTCCATATCATTTTTATACCACGCATATTCAAAATAGTCGTCTTTATAATTCTTTACATAATAGTCTACGCAAATATCACGGTGTTCCTTTGATTTTGGATTTAATATAACAAAAGTTCCGTCCAAAATCCAATTAAGAATATTATTATCGTATCTGGCCTCAAGTTTACCATCGGATTTAACAAGGTATAAATATGAAGAACCACCTGTATAGTAAAGCCATGAAACTTTTCCCTTAATATATCTGCTAATGAGTATGTCGCTGTTTTCAGCATCAGCAGCTCCAGAATCTTCCTTTGCTTTTGCGATGAATTTATCAAAAGAAGCCTGGGGAACAGAGGCCTGAATAAACTCATAGTAGTTATCACACTTACAAATTTTGAATTCGTCATACTCTGCCGTTCCGGGAGCATATTTCCCAAGTATCTCAGATATTGTGTTGGGATACAGATGAACGCCGTCAGGTGTTTGCACATACCACGACTGCGCCACGTCTGTTAATCCGCGCCTCACTTTGAAGGAGCCAATAGTATGTTGTCCTCCCGTTGTACTCACTTTTACGATTTCCCCGTTTTTATACAGGGCGTCTCCGACAAATACGCAGGTAGGCAGTTCTTCCGCCGACACGTCGAACGGAAATTTGGGCTGGGAAATCAACTCTTTTATGCTCGCCAGCAGTGTGTTGAACTGTCTGGTTTTACTCTCTTTGGTCTTCTGATACCACTGTTCACAAGCCGGAACGGTGTTCGCCTTGTTCAACTCCAAGATTTCCTGTTTAATCTGGTCGCGCTGTATTTTAAGCCGTTCAACCCTGTCCGGATTTTTTTCGGAAGACGCGTTTTCAATAAACCGTTCTATTTTATCGAGCGCGGCTCTTTTGGCGTTCAAAGACGATCTCAACGATTCCAGTCGGCTTGCTTTTACTTTGTCCGGATCTTTTTTAAGCCAGGCGGCAAGCAGTCCGATCTGTTTTGAAAAACTGGTCAGACTGTTTTTAGCCTTTTTAATCGTTCCATTTTTCTTGACCGCTTCCGCTTCAGCGCGGTTCTTCGCTTCCAGTTCGGCGTCACCGGCGGCAATAAGCCCGCTGATTTCGCTGTCACTCAGGGCGTCACCGTTAGACACATAGTTTGAACCGCTGTTCATCGCTTCTTCAATCCAGTGTTCCTTGTGCTGGAGAATATCGACGCGGTTTTCGTCAAACGATCCCTTTGAGCAGTAAAAATAAATTTTTACCTGCCCTATCGGGTTGCCCTGCCTGACACCACGGCCGTTGCGCTGGGCAATGGAAGCCGGCGTCCACGGGAACGTGAGGTGATGAATGGCAACACAACCTTTCTGAAGGTTTACGCCCACTTCGGCGCGTTTGTTGGCAATCACGATGTCAACTTTACCGGAATTAAAGGCCGCCGAAATTTTATCAAGTTTGTCGCCTTTTGCGTCATCAGCGTTGATAATGGCAATCCTGTTCTCATCAAGTCCCAAGGCGCCCATAAGGATACGCTTAATTTTCATGTGCTGGGACTTCTCTTCGGTGAAGATCAACTGCCTACTGTAGCCGTCAACCGGATTCGCAAGGTGATACTTCACGTTTTCAATGAGTTTTGCGTATTTGGGGGCAATCAGGTGAGAAACTACAGGCGGAACAAGTTTGCGCTTGCGGATTTCCGTTTCTACAGCCTTAATCTTGTCGGGATCTTCCCAAATTTCAAAAGTAAACGTGCCGTCCGCCTCTGTCGGGGAGACCTTACAGGGCCGCTGAACAGTTCCGCTAAACTCGTTGCCGTCTTTGTCCTCCCATTCCTTTGTCTCAACGCATGTTGGGCGGAGTTTGTCGGCAAGAGCCGTCACCCATTCCCGCTCGCTTTCCCTGAAAACGTAGGTGCAGGACTTATTAGCCAAATCAATGTCTGTCGAGGCCCTATCCATTTTGCGGACAACCTGCAAAATGTTCATGGGCGCGCCAAACTCATCCGTAACTTCCTTCCCACCAACGAGGTTCGTAGCATCATAGCGGAGTTGTTCATACGCGTACTTCTGTGAATCATCCATCTCAACTTCGGAATTTTCATCAACGCCATCAGGAACGTGAACTTCCGTCGACACGTCTTTAATTGATTTGATGTTGACCCACTTTTTCCAGAGGGAGCTAAGGATGTTCATATTGCGAAAGCCCATAAGCGCCCGCGTTTTGTCTATGTCGCCAGCGGCCTTGAGGCAATCTGTTATCTTGATGTCGGCAAACTGTCTGATGAAATCATCAGGAGAAGCAAAACCGTAACTGCTGAACTCATCGGGATCGCCAAACATGGCAAGCATGTTATAGATTTCGGCGGGGGAGTTGGTAATAGGCGTTGCGGTAAGGCCATAGAGGCCGCCGCCAAGTTTGTTAGAGTTCATGCGGGACTGCCTGACATAGAAAGATTTCAGCATAAAATCCGTTCCAGTATCAGACGGTGTACTGACACCGGGGCCGTACTTAACGCGATTAAGCAGCTTTCCCGACTTGATCGAGTTCTTATAGTTATGGGCTTCGTCGACAATAATTGAATCAAAGCCTAACTCTTCCAGGAACGGGAACCGGCCTTCCCTGATTCCGCCTGCAACGGCAAGTTCTCCCGCCATGGAATTTTCAGCTTCTGCCAGCGCGTGCCCTTTAAGTTTCGTCTGGGAGAATATTCGCGCAACGCTGGAAGTCACGTAGGCCTTTTTCGTCTCTTCTTTTACGGGGATTTCCCTAAAAGTCTCCTTTGTCATAACGACAATTGCAGGATGGTTTTCCGTCACCCAGAGGAGATCTTTCTGATTGCGGGCGCGATCAGGCTTCACCTTGAACACGTCCCGCATGTACGGCTTCCCGGTTTCCTTATTGATTACAGGGTTGCCGGATTTGTCGAGTTCGGGAGACTGCTTAATGTTGCCGTCCTTATCCCTTTCAATGGTAAGGCCGACGAACTTAATCTTGTTGCGGAAGAAGTCTTCACTGTAGAAAGTCTTGGCTTCGTTGTACCAGTTACCAAGAACGGAGTTAGGCACAACAATGCAAGTCGTGTTGCTTCTGCCTTTGAGGTAGTTGTAGCCGATCAAAGCCATAGACGTGAACGTCTTGCCAAGGCCTGTACCAAAGCCGCAAATGCCGCCGCCGTTCACGGCAAGACGGCGGACTTCCGCGTTCTGATAACCGTGCGGGACGATACGGCCGGAAAGGATTTTATCAATACCAAGCGGCCTTTCGTCCGGTTCCGGTGGAATGTACAGGTTCTGCATATCGTTGTATTTTTTAACGATTTTATCAAAATCTGGGAGCTGACGGATCCACTGATTAAAGGCGGCCTCCAGTTCTGAAATTACCTGTTCCGCTTCATCAGCGTATTTGTCGTTCCTGACGGCTTCACCATTGAACCACCCGAGAATAGAGCGCTGTACGCCGTTCGTCCTGTACCTTGAGGCAAAGATTTCATTGCCGTTTTCATCGGTAGACAGCCCGACATGTGAGAGTCCGTAGATTTCGCCAACGTCGCCCAGAAAATCAAGAACAAGGTCTTTGCTGATAAAAGAATCGCGGAGAGAGAATTGAATATCCTTCGCCGCCGTTTCCTTTCGTCTTGCGTCGAAAGCGGCGATCATCGCGTCATACTTCTGCTGAACGCGCAAATCAGGCTCAACGTCCTTGGCGGATTTAAGGAGCGCCACTTTAACGCGAACGTCTCCCCAGCAGAACCCATTCATTGGCATGAGTTTGTTTTCCGGGGGTACAATGGCAATGTTCGGATTATCGGCAAGGTCGCCGACGGAATCAATCTTCTCCGTGCCAGTGTAGAGCTTTTTGAATTCTTCAAAAGTCATGCCGTCTTCATCGACACTGGAACGAACGATAGCGAAAGGATCCGTAGTGTCGAGGCCGCCCTTGTCTTCTCTTCCCTCCAAAAGGTCAGAGAAATTACCCTGAGAATCTATCGCGGACGCGAAACGGCCAAAGAGCTGTCCGGAATCAATACCTTTCAGCTTAGCCATAATAGCGTTCGGATCGCCGTACTTCTCTTTGAGCCGGGAAACTTCCTCTTTAAGGAATGTGCGGGTTGTTTCGCTTTCCGTCCCATTGGGATTGATCGGAAGATCGCGGATCATGGCTCCAACCATACAGCCGTGCATGACGCAATCACGCATGGAAACATCCTGCGCTTCAGCATAAGCCATGCTGTTCTCAATATCCGGAGACGGCTTCACGCCTGCCTTAATGCAGGCTTCAACCTGATCATAGGTGAGAGTAAGCACGCCACGGGGAGATCCCAGGAGAGAACGGGCTTCGGCCATAGAGGAACAGCCATAAAGGGCGGGATCCAGCGGGCCATCTTCCGCTTCGCCGTTCGAGACTTCGATCTTAACCCATTCCCCATCAGTCCATTTGTACATTTCGCCGCCAACTGTGCGGTAATCGCCTTCCTTGGGCGCGGACACGATCGGTTCTTCCGTCTCAAGAGCGGCCCAGTCAATACGGCTTTCAAATTTCTGTGCAAGTTTGCGGCGGAGATCGGCGCGGTCAATCCTGCCGTTCGCCTTCACGGAATCAGAACCCCAGTTGCCGCCACCTTTGACGACTTCGCCGTGCACGAAACGCCGGCCGTCCTTCTCAAACCACTTTCCGGAAATAAACGTCTGCCAAAGAACATTGGTTTCTTTCAGAACGTCGTCGCCCAGGCCGTTCGCTATCTTGTCAGCAAGCTCCTTCGGATGTTTTCTGAGAACAATGACGTCCGTTACAACGTCCGTTCCGTTCCCGCCTGCACCGCCAAATGTGCCGGCCGGAAGACGGTGAGAGCCGAGGAATTCAGCCTTGCGGGAAATGCTGTCCCTGAACCGCTTAAATTTCCCGGTCGTATTGCTGACAACTCCCGTAGGAACGACACAGCAGAGCAGGCCGCCGGGACGGAGCTTATCAACAAGCCTTTGCAGGAAGTACAGTTCAACCTGCTTCTCCTTGCTATAAGCGGGATCCTTGGCCTGAGAAGCGCCGCGGGCGCTGCCAAAGGGAACATTCGTGATAACGGCGTCATAGCTGTTATCCGTCGAGGCGTCCTTTGCCATATCTTCAAAAGGACGGCCAACGGACACGTTCGCGCCGGGATTGAGCAGGGAGGCAATCTTAGAGGAAACAGGGTCAATGTCGCTTGCTTCAATCTTGGCTGTAGCGGGCGCTGTTCCTTCAAAAATACCTGCACCACAACACGGGTCAAGGACGGAACCGCCATTAAACCCCATAGCGGACGCGAGATCCCACACACCGGAAGCGATTTCAGAGGGCGTGTAATACTCCCACTGAGAGCCTTCATTGAGCCCGCCTTTGCCAGTGTAGAGGGAAAGGGCTTTACGGTCTTCTTCTGTAAGATCCGCGGCGGAATTACACCGGGCGGCAATTTCGGCGGCCTTCGCGTTGGCCGCTTCGCGCGCTTTCACGCCGCGGACGGTATCACCGTAGGCGCCGGATTCCTTCACTTCGAGGGGAACGCTATCCCCGGGGTTTGCCATCGAAATAACATTACCAATAGCCGACAAAAGATCGGCGAGATTATGCACTTTAGCAAATTCAGATTTAATCTGTTCTGCGTCCATCGTTGAGCTACCTGGATTAAAGGTTAATGGGATAGCTCAACAATAAAATACGCGTGCCGCCCGAGAAAAAGCGACACGCGTATATCTGCCACATATAGACGTTTCGACTATATTTTTAAAGAAAAGGGCCCCGCCCTGCGTTCGTTCTTACGCGGCGTTGCCGTAGTTAATCATTGCCCAATTCTGAGAGATTGCAGTAAGATCCTTCGGATCGTCCATCTCCCCGATCCCGAGTTCTCCGGCGGCCTTCATAATGGCGTCCCTGAAAGCGTCCGGCGTTGCATGGTCATAGTCGCCGCGCTTCAAGGCGTCGTAGGTAGGAGTGTTGGACGTGTCCCCCGGGTTCTCTCCGAACAGAAGTTCGAGTATTTCACGCATCCTAGCCTGCAAAGCGCGCTTTTCCCTGAACCGTGCGCCGGAAAGTTCTTTGTCTTTTGCTTTGAACTCCGCCTGCAAGGCGCGCTTTTCCTTGAAAGAAAGAGCCATGTTACTTTCCTCCGTTAAACTTCTGGCGCATCAGAATAGATACATGATCCGCCGCCTCGTTAAGGGCGTTTTCGAGTTCATCAAAACGGCCTGATTTTTCTGCCATGTCCGCAACCTGATCAATCCGGGCGTCCACGCCGTCTATCCCTTCACTGTCGTACTTACCCGCAATAATCGCGTTGATTTCGTCCATGATTGGATCTCCTGCATTGGGGGCTGTTCCATCCTGATTGCCGTTGCCATTTCCAGTGTCACCGGTTCCGGCATTTCCTGCATCAGTTTTA